GGACAAGATGCAGCCGGTCACCAGTCCGACGGACTTCATCACCGGCTACGTCTACACCGACCCCGACGGCCGCAAGGTGACGCTCGACCTGCGCGACGTGATCTTCATCCGGCGCCCGAACCCGCTCGACCCGTTCCGGGGCATCGGGCCGGTGCAGTCGGTGCTCGCGTACATCGACGGCGAGCACTACTCGGCGATGTGGAACCGCAACTTCTTCCTGAACGGCGCCATCCCCGGCGGCATCATCGAGGTCGAGAAGCGACTGAGCGACCCCGAGTTCGACCAGATGTCGGCCCGTTGGAAGGAACAGCACCAGGGCGTTGCGAACGCGCACCGGGTGGCGATCCTCGAACAGGCGAAGTGGATCGACGTCAAGTACACCCAGGAAGACATGCAGTTCGCGCAGCTCTCGGCGCTGAGCGACGAGAAGATCCGGCAGGCGCTCGGCTTCCCCAAGCCGATGCTCGGCACCGTCGAGGACGTCAACCGCGCCAACGCCGAGGCCGCCGCGTTCGTGTTCGCCGCCTGGTGCCTCGTGCCGCGCCTCGACCGGTTCCGGGCCGCGCTCAACTCTGACTTCCTGCCGAAGTTCCCCGCGTCCGAGGGGCTCGAATTCGACTACGACTCGCCGGTGCCCGAGGACGAGGCGGCCGAGAACGCCTCGCGCACCTCGAAGGTCGATGCCGTCACCAAGCTGGTGGCCGCCGGGTTCGACGCGGCCGAAGTCCTCGATGGGGCGGAAATGCCCGCCCTCACCTACTCCAAGCCCGCGCCGCCCCCGGCGCCCGTCCCTCCACCCGGTCAAGGGGACGGCGCGGGCTTGGACACCGAGGAGGACGACGGCAAGGGCGGCAAGGACCCCGGTCGGACCGAGACAGAGAAGGGCGCCGACGAGGGCGCGCAGGAAGAGGCGGTGTACCGGCTCGGCCGGTTCATCATGGAGGCGCCCGACGGCGCCGAGCGCGAGCGCCGGATCGAGGCGCTGCGCGCGCTGGCCGCCGCGTCCGACGCGATGCGCGACCGGGCGTTGCCGTGGTGAGCACCCCCGGCCAGCCGCCGAAGGGCATCGCCGCCGAGCTGCCGCCCGGCGCGGACCCGGCCGACCTCGACAAGGTGCAGGCCAGCTACGAGGACGCCCTCGAACCCCTGTTGCGCCGCTGGCTCGATCTGTCCGCCGTGCAGGTGGCCGCGATCCTCGACGCGATCGAGGCGCACGTCTCGGCGGGCGACGTCATCGGGCTGCTCTCGGTGGCGGCCAGCTCGACCGAGGCGGCGGCGGTGCTCGAAACCGCGATGCTCGACCTCGGCAACCTCGCCGCCGCGCAGGTGGTCGACGAGGCGGTCGCGCAGGGGCTCGACCGGGGCGACCTGCACGCGACCCCGCCCGAGCACCTGCGCACCGCGCAGGCCGCGCAGGTGTACGCCGCGCAGACCGCCACGTTCCTGGTCGGCTCGGCCGTCGGCGAGGCGATGCGGGTGTGGAGCCGTGGCCGCACCGGGCGGGACGTGCGCGAGGACGTGGCCGCCCACCTCGACACGCTCACCGACGCCTACCCGCGCCTGGTGCTCGGTGGGGCGCTGACGCAGGCGCAGCACGACGGCCGGTGGGGGACGCTGCTCGGCGGCCCCGAGGCGGCGCTGTACGCCGACGAGGTGCTCGACAAGAACACGTGCCAGCCCTGCCGGGACATCAACCGGAAGTGGATCGGCAACGCCTCGGACGCGCTGCCCTCGCTGTCCTACCCGGTGGCGGGCTACGTGCACTGCAAGGGCCGGTGGCGCTGTCGGGGGCAGGTGGTCGCGGTCTGGCGCGGCGGCAACAACTGGCGCGGAGTGGGTCGAGCTACCGGCCCAACGCACGGCGCCCTGAGCGCCTTCCGCGCTACGGTGACCTCATGATGCCTACCAGCCCCGAACAGCCCGCGAACGGCGCGCAGGTGCCCGGCCAGCAGGCGCAGCAGCTTCCCCCGGTCGACACCGGGAACCCGCACCTCGCGCCGACGGCTGCGAGCCTGAGCGTGTCCAACGTCAAGCTGTCCGGCCCCGAGGTGCGCGACGGCGGCGACCGGGTGCTCGCGACGTTCCGGGTCGGCCCGGCCACGGTCTCGGTGTTCCTCTCCCGCACGGACGCCGAGCAGTGGGCGGCGATGCTCGCGCAGGGCGCGCGGCAGTGCTCCCCGCTGGTCATCCCGAGCTGACCGCGCGAGCCCGGGACAGCGAGAGCCCGGCACCCCACGGACGGGGTGCCGGGCTCTCGTGCTGCTCGGGTCAGCTCACGGGGATGGCGAGCACGTCGAGCGTCAGCTTGAAGCCGGTCGCCGAGGCGGCCGAGCCGTTCTTCACCGTGACGTTCCACGTCCACGAGGTGTCGCCGTTCGCGGGCGTGACGAGGGACGGCGATCCGACCACGGCGACGCCGTTCGGGAAGCTCTCCCCGTTGACGTCCACGAGCACGCGCCGCGCCTGCGTGGCGCTGTACTTCGGCAGGCCGGTCACCTTGACCGGGATCACCTTCTGCTCGGCCGCCGCGAGGGACGCGACGTCGGCGGAACCGGACGTGATGACGATCCGGCTGTCGGTGGCGGCGGGCAGCTTGATGCCGAACGCATCTTCGAGGCTGGCCGGACCCCAGTACGGGTCGGGGCACTTGTGCGTCGCGGCGACCAGCCACAGCGAGCGCGGCTCGCCGGTGCCCTGCTTGATGCACAGCCCCCGCTCGGTGGTGGACAGCACCGGCCCCGAGGCGTTGGCGACGTTGGCGACCAGCAGCCCGGCGGCGGCGGTCAGGATGGCGACGAGGGCGACCAGGGCCAGGCGAGCCCGGGTCGAGAGGTTCCGGAGCATGACGCCCCTTCCGGTTGACGATGGGTCAGCGAGGTGATCTCGCGGCGAGCCGAGCCTAGCGATTCGGGTAGGACCGGGCAGGGATGATCGGGACCTGAGCGAACCGTTCCGCGATCGGCTACCCTGCGGGATCAAGTGGGAGTGGAGGCCCGCGACCACCTTCGATCTTGGTCGAGCCTCCGAGGTGTTCCCGCATGAGCCGTCGCGCCGCACGCAAGACCGTGCCCGGTGCACGCCCGGCGTTCGCCGCCCGCGTCCCGCTCGCCGTCATCCGCAACCGCACCGCGTCGGGCACCGACCGCCCGGCCGCCGCCCTCACCGTCGAGGCGCCGCGCAAGTTCTGGCAGGCCAAGGCCGCCACCACCGAGGACGACGCCGACGAACTGTGGATCTACGACGAGATCGGGTTTTCGTGGTTCGACGAGGGCGTCACGGCCGCCGGGTTCGCCAAGGATCTGGCGGGGCTGAAGGGCAAGCGGCTGACCCTGCGGGTGAACAGCCCCGGCGGCGACGTCTTCGACGGGCTCGCCATCAAGAACCTGATCGCCTCCCACCCGGCGCACGTCACCGCCCGGGTCGACGCGCTCGCCGCCTCGATCGCCTCGGTGATCATCCAAGGCGCCGACGAGGTGGTCGTCGAGCCGCACGCGCAGATCATGATTCACGACGCCTCGGGCGTGTCCTTCGGCAACGCCGACGAGATGCGCGAGATGGCCGACCTGCTCGACATGATCAGCGACAACATCGCGCAGGTGTACGCGGACGCCGCCGGGGGCACGGCGGGCGACTGGCGCAAGGTCATGAAGGGCGAGAAGTGGTACACCGCCGACGAGGCGGTCGCGGCCGGTCTCGCCGACCGGGCGGGCGACGGCGGCAGCAGCCGCAAGACCCGACCGTGCCCCGACTGCGACGGCGCCGGGGGCGACTGTGAGACCTGCGACGGCACCGGCCGGGTGTCCGGCAGCGAGGGCGCGCCCGACCCCGACGAGGACAAGGCCGCCAAGGCGCGGGCCGAGCGCCTGCGGGTGGCCGCCTCGTGGTGCCGCCAGCTCTTCCCCGGCCACGAGAGCAGGTTCGAGAACGTCCTCGCCGAGCTGCCCGCCGAGGTGGACGGCGGCACCGGCGAGGACGACGCCCCCACAGACCCCGCGCTTCCCGCCCCGGCGGCGCAGGGCGAGGGCGAGGACGGCGGCGAGCCCGAGCAGCTCGCGTTCACGTTCGACGCCTCGATGCTGCGCAGCGCGGTGCAGGCCGCCGTCGCGCCGCCGC